CATTGCAACTTATAAAAATAAATCGTGACACCATTGGAGTTTCAGGTAAAAATTTACATCCAACACAAAAGCCTGTTGCATTATGTGAGTATTTAATTAAAACATTTACTAATGAAAATGAAACTGTTTTAGATTTTACAATGGGGTCAGGCACAACAGGCGTGGCTTGCAAAAGCCTTAATCGCAATTTTATTGGCATTGAATTAGATAATAATTATTTTGAAATTGCGCGGAATAGAATAAATGAAACTTGAAGATGGTGTTTTTTATGCAATAGATGTTGTTAAAGGCAATATTGTTGTTTGCAACAAGGTTCGGCAAGCGTGCCAGCGATTCTTAAATTTTCTTGAAGACAAACATTGGGAATATGAATTTATTGCCGATTATGTTGACCATGTTTTAAAATTCTTTGGAACATTGAAGCATACAAAAGGTGCTGATGCTGGCAAACCTTTAATTCTTGAACCTTGGCAAATTTTGGCAATATGTTCCATTTATGGTTTTCGCAGTAAAAAAGACCACACAAAACGCATGGTGACTGATGTCATTATTTTTATTCCCCGCAAAGCAGGCAAATCAACTTTCACCGCTGGCATTGGTCTTTATGAATTGCAATTTGGTGAAGCGGGTTCTGAAGTATTTACTTTGGCAACCAGCCGAGAACAGGCAACAATTGTGTTTGATGCTTCAAAGGGATTTATTGAAAATATGCCCAATGAAGTCAAAAATGTATTTGATTTAAGTAAATATGAAATCAAAAAGACTGGTGATAGTCAATCAACTTATAGGGCATTAAGTCGTGATAACAAAAAATCGGGTGACGGAAAAGCACCATCGTGTTGCCTGATAGATGAAGCCGCAGCAATCGTTGATAGGAACAGCATTGAAGTGTTGCATTCGGGGATGGTTGCCCGAAAGAATCCATTAAGGATTTATATTACAACTGCCAGTTTTACTAAAGACACAAAATTCTATGAAGATATGCAAGCGTTTGAAAATATGCTTGATGGCGAAGCAAAAGACAATCCACATTGGTTTGGTTTGTTGTATGGTTTAGACCCGCAAGATGATTGGCGCGACCCAACAACATGGGCAAAAGCAAACCCCATGCATGGCATCAGCATTTATCAATCAGCCATTGAGGAAAGGTGCGAGCAAGCAAAGTTAAAGCCAGCCGCTTTAAATGAGTTTCTTTGCAAGACATTGAATGTTTATGTATCAGCCAACGATGCGTGGATTGATAGGCAATGGTGGGATGATTCTGTTGGAACACAACCCAAAGAAGACCCAAGCGATGTATTTATTGGATTTGACTTGGCGGCAACACGGGATTTGAATGCGGTTTGCACATTAAAACGCTATGCGGAAGACAATTTCTTTGCTGAATTTAAATTCTTTTTACCTGAAGATGGGTTGAAACTTGTGCCAACCCATTATCGGGATATATTTGACCAAGCCGTTAAGTCAGGAATCCTACACATTACACAAGGCAATGTGATGGATGATAGGGAAATTTCTGAATATATTAAAAATCAAGCGACTATATACAATGTAAAAGAAGTGGGGTATGATGCCTATAATGCGGCAAGTTTAATTGCTCGCCTTAATGAAACTGGCATACCAGTTAAAAAGGTTGGTCAAGGGATGGCGGTTTTAAGTAACCCATCTAAACATACCGAAAAACTGATTATGTCGCACGCGATAAGACATGACGGCAACCCATTCTTGGGTTGGCAAATCGGAAACTGTGATGCGTGGTATGATATAAATGGCAATGTGAAAGTGCGTAAAAATGAAGACGATAAAGCCGCAAAAGTTGATGGCATTATTGCTCTTATTATTGCAATGCATTGTTCATTAGACCATCCCCTATCATTCAATTTTGGTTTCCGTAGTTTCTAAAGGCGAAAACATGGCAATTTTAGATATATTCAAAAGCAAACAAAAGAATTCAACAGAAAGCAATACGCTTTTTGGTCAAACCGCATTAGGTAATGTGGTTTTACGCAATGCCAACCAGCCTGCAACTGCCGCTGGATATCAACTTTTATATGTAACAACATCAAGCGTGACGGATGCTGGTCGCGTTATTGATATGTCAGTTTTGTCGCGCAATAGCACAATTATGTCATGTATTGGTGTCAAAGCCCGCGCAATATCGCAATTGCCAGTTAAGGTGATGACTTATGGCGATAATGGCACAATGGTTGATGCTTGCACCGACCCATCAGTAAGCAAACGCGACCAAGCCAAAGCCCGATCAGTTTTATCCTTATTGCAAAACCCTAATCACTTTCAAAGCCAATACGAATTTTGGTATCAATTCATTATGTGGCATGAATTGGCTGGCGAAACATTTACTTTGCTTTGGCGCAAAGACCAAGAACAGGTGTTGCAAACGCCATTGGAAATGTATGTATTGGATTCAACGCTTATTACAGCGCAATTAACTGAAACTAGATATCCAGCATATAGAGTATCAACGCCAACTTATGGATTTTCAAAAGATGAACCATTAAAGGCGCATCAAATTATTCACATGATGGATGCGGCATGGCAAGGGTCAGGTTCATTTAATAAAGGCATATTGGCAACTGAATTGGTTGCTTTAGACCAAGACATTGATTTATATGCCAACTTTGTTATGCAAAATGGCGCAAAACCAACAGGATTGTTTAAAACAGACCAAGTTATACCTGATTCGCGTTACAAAGAAATTGCCGCCCGCCTAAAAGAAGCATGGGCAAGTATGACAGGTTCAAAGCAAACCGATTTAAGCAAGGCTGGTCAATCAATGCTATTGGATAATGGCATGAGTTATGAAACAGTCAAAATGCTAACATTGCAAGATGCTGATGCGGCAAAATTAAAAGACCAAACTATGAAGCGCATTTGCGGATTGTTTGGTGTGCCACCACAGATGATTGGAATTGAAGCGGGCAAGTTTAATAATTCTCAAACAACTATTGATGAATTTTATAAAACATCAGTTTATCCAGTTTTAGTAAATGTTCAGCAAAAGTTAAAAGCAAGTTTATTGCAAGGTTATCCAAACCTTTGCATTGAATTTCAAACACAAGATTTTTTGAAAGGTGCGCCATTAGACCAAATGAATTTTGTGGTGGCTGGCGTATCAAACGGAATAATGACACCAAATGAAGCCCGTGAATATTTAGGCAAGGCAAATATTGATGGCGGTGATGAATTAAAAGACGGCAGTAGCCCAGCCCAACCAATTGCTGGCACAAGCCCGCAAGACACGGGTGGCGGTGGCAATACAAATTCAGTTGGCAAAACTGGTCAAGCTGGCAAAGCATAATTAAGGGGATATCATGAAAGATGTAAAATTTTTATTTGAATCACAAGTTGTTTTAGGCGTTTTGGCAGATGAAGCCAAAGGCACAGGAACAATTGAAGCCCAATTTACAACATGGGGCGCACGCGAGGGCGCAGACGGGCGCAAATTTAATTATCAACCACAACCATTCATGGAGTGGGCAAAAGCGCAGGAAGCATCAGGAAAGCCGCTTCCTATGTATTTTCAACACAATGATGAAGCCATGCCTGTTGGCGAATGGACATCATTTGAATTTGATGATGAGGGAATGAGTGGCATTGGTCGTTTATTCACCAATACAAACACAGGTAAAGATTTATATACCATTATGACGGAATCACCTAATATGGTTGGCGGTGTTTCTGTTGGCGCGTATGCTGATGAATATCAAATGGTTGATGCCGAAGGCAACCCAATGACGGATGGAAGCCCAACGGATGAAGGATATTTTCAAATCACTAAAGGTGGCTTGCGTGAAGTGTCAATTGTAATGCAACCAAACAATTTGCAAGCCAATATTAAAAAATTAGAATCATGCCTTGAAGTTGATGGCACGATTAACCCAAGAAATTTGGAATCTGCCTTGCGTGATGCAGGGGTTTCAAAGCAGAATGCGGCAGTTGCCGTTTCTGTATTTAAGGAAGTAGTTGCACGCGGGCGTGATGCTGGCAAAGCGGTTGCCCTTAAAAACGACTCGGTTCGGAGTGATTCTGAAACGATAACTGCCGAAGAAGCATTGCTTGCCGCGTTTGCGGAAAGAGAATTGCTTAAAAAACTAAACCAAAGAATCAAAGGATAAATCATGTCAGAAAAAATCATGGAAAAACTAGATGCTATTGAAGCACAATCTGTTGCTGAAATTGCAAAAGTAAACGAAGCAGTTGCATTGCAAGTTGCCGCTGTTGAAGAAAAACTAACACAAGAATTTGCAGAAAAAGTTGCGGCTTTAGAAGCAAAAGTTGCTGATATCAAATCACCATCAATTCTTAAACTTGAAAAAACTGTTACTGGTGATGTAAACAAGCGCGTGCGTGAAGCGTTGGCATCATTTGTAAAAGGTAATGGTCGCCATGAAAAAGAATTGGCTTTGTTTACTGATGAATCAGAACAAATTGCATTTATGAAAGAATCTTCAGCATTGACAGGTTCGGGTGCTGGTGTAGGTGGTCGCACGGCTTATGACCCAGTATTTGTTGCATTGCGTTTGGCAAATCCATTGCGTGGTGTTGGTCGTAATGTAACAACTGATGGCGCAACATATCAATTCCGTGCTAAAACGGGTGATGCTGGTGCGGCTTGGGGCTATACATTAAACAACAATGGTTCAGCAACAACAGAATCAACTGTTATTTGGCAATTGCCCTTGCAAGATTTGAATGTGGCTTTCCCAGTCAGAACAGCGGCATTGGATGACATAGACGGGCTTGAAGCAAATATTGTTCAGGATATGATGGTTGAATTTAGCCAAGCTGAAGCATTATCAATGGTTCAAAACAATGACCAAGGTGCAACATCCCTTGCTTATGGCGGTTCTAACGGCTTGCGTGGTCTTAACCAATATGGTGGTGCAAATTCATCTTACACAGGTGGCTTAACATCAACAGCGGCATTTGGCACATCAGGCACAGGTTCATCATCAGGTTTGCATTCATTAGCTACTTATGACCAATTAACAACAAACGGCAACACAATTGCAAACAAAGTAACTTATGCTGATGTGGTCAACTTTATTTACGCATTGCCACAACAATATTGGACTGAATCAGCAAAATTTGTTATCAGCCCATTAATGTTAGCCGCAATTCGTGGTTTGACAGACAGCAATGGTCGCCCAATCTATGTTGATGGTTTAGCACGCACAGACGGCATCGTTGGTTCATTGCTTGGTTTTGATGTTGTTGTAAATAAATATCTTGATGTTCCATCAATTGCTTCAACTGCAAGCACACAAAGTTTATATCCAATGTATTTTGGTGATTGGAATCGTGGCTTTGCAATTGTTGACAGATTGAACATGATTTTGCGTCGTTATGACCAAACAAGCCCATCAAACATAGTTTTCTATGGTGAAAAAAGACTAGCTAGTTCAATTGTTGACCCTAATGCCATCGTGCGTTATCGTTCAACAGCAACAGTAACAAAACCATAATATCGGTGAAAATTGGGGGTGGATATTCCATCCCCTCTTTTTAATTTTTTAGGGAATAAAACCATGAAGACTGAACAGATTTTTAAT